TCACATCAATGACGGTCCATTGCGCATCAAGTTTGACCTTCCAAAAAAAGTCACATGGGATCAAAAGCAACTCGGCGACATCGCTGAGCGTGTGGCTGCATCTGGTGACCAGGTCAAAAGCTACATCGACATCAAGTTGTCGGTGTCTGAGTCCCGTTACACCAACTGGCCACCGGCGCTGCAACAGCAGTTTTCCACTGCCCGCACGGTTGAGCCCGGCAAACCAACCTTCACCCTTTCCATTGACCCACTGGAGTCCTGATCATGTCCCAAATCATCCCATTTGAATTTGAAAGTCATGCCCTTCGTGTCAACCTGGATGCTGCTGGACAGCCCTGGTTCAATGCCATTGACGTGTGTCAGGTGCTGGAATTGGGGAATCCCTCGCAGGCGCTCAAAACCCATGTGGACGGCGATGACCTCCAGAAAATGGAGGTCATCGATAACCTTGGTCGTGCGCAGCGTGCCAACCATGTCAGTGAATACGGCTTGTACGCGCTGATCTTGGGGAGCACCAAGGATGCAGCCAAGCGCTTCAAACGGTGGGTGACGCACGAGGTTATCCCGTCAATTCGTAAGACCGGGTCCTATGCGTCAGCCACGTCGGTCGCCGCATTGCCATCGCCAACTCAAGATCGTGTCTCATCGTTGCTGCTGATCGGGGAAGCAGTGGCCAAGGTTCCCGGTGTCAAGCATGGCATCGCGATGGCCGCCACGTTGACCTGCATTCACGAGAACACGGGTCTATCCGTTGAAACCATGCGTCGTGCTCTGCCTGCCAATGACGAGCCAATCGCAGCCATGAACCCCACCAAGTTGGGCCAGCAATTGGGTATGGCCGCTCGAAGCGTCAATGCCCGTCTGGCCGCCATGGGCTTGCAATTGCGCAATGACCGTGACGAATGGGAGTTGACCGAAGCAGGTCAGGCGTGGGGCGAGGCCTTGCCGTACTCGCGCAATGGCCACTCGGGTTACCAGATTCTCTGGAATCCGGCGGTGATCGATCAGATGAAAGAGGTGGCTTAAATGGCACTTCCCATCATCACTGCTGATCAACGCCGCGCCCAGCGCCGTGGCGTCAAGATCGTCATTTTGGGCGTCAGTGGCATCGGCAAAACCACCCAACTGAAATCCCTCGACACCCATTCCACCTTGTTCATTGACCTGGAGGCAGGTGACCTGTCGGTTTCCACTTGGGATGGCGACTGCCTGCGGCCGCGCACCTGGCCCGAGTTTCGCGATCTGGTGGTTTATCTGGCGGGGCCCAACCCGGCGCTGCCCGAGCAGTCACCGTTTTCTCAGGCGCACTTTGACCATGTCTGCTCGGTCTATGGCGACCCGGCCAGCCTGGACAAGTACCAGACTTACTTCTGCGACTCCATTACGGCCCTCTCCAGGCTGTGCTTTAACTGGGCCAAAAGCCAGCCAGCGGCGTTTTCTGACCGCACTGGCAAGCCGGACTCACGCGGTGCCTATGGTTTGCTGGGTCAGGAAATGGTCACTGCCTTGACCCATTTGCAGCATGCCCGTGGCAAGAACGTGGTGTTCGTGGCCATCCTGGACTGCAAGACCGACGACTTCGGTCGCAAAGTGTTCGTGCCACAGATCGAGGGCAGTGCCACTGCCCTGCAACTGCCCGGCATCGTCGATGAAGTGGTCACCCTGGCCGAAATCAAGGCTGATGACGGTACTTCCTACCGTGCCTTTGTCACCCAGACCATCAACCCCTACGGCTATCCGGCCAAAGACCGCAGCGGTCGACTGGATCTGCTCGAACCACCCGATCTGGGTGCGCTCATCGCCAAGTGCGCTGGCGCTGGCACCCCTGCACAGCACCCACAAGCCCCAACCCCAACCGATTCCAAGGAGTAATTCAAATGAACGACAACAACAGAGAAGCCAACGCGTGGTCTGACTTCAACGATGCCGAAGCCCAGCAGTCGGGTTTCAACCTGATCCCCAAGGGTGCGCTCGTGCCGGTGCTGATGACACTCAAACCCGGTGGTCACTATGACGCAAGTCAGGGCTGGTCGGATGGTTACCCCACCCAGTCAACCAAAACGGGTGCGGTCTTTCTCTCTGCCGAGTTTGTGATTACCGGTGGCGAGTATGCCAAACGCAAGATGTGGTCGAACATCGGCTTGTACTCACCCAAGGGCCCAACCTGGACGCAGATGGGCAGAACCTTCGTGCGCGCAGCACTGAACAGTGCCAGAAATGTTCTGCCGCAGGACAACAGCCCACAAGCTGCTGCCGCGCGGCGCATCCAGGGCTTCGTTGACCTTGACGGTCTGGAGTTTGTGGTGCGCGTAGACATCGAAAAAGACGACCGGGGTGACGACCGCAACGTCGTCAAAGTGGCCGTGGAGCCCGACCACCCGGACTATGCACGTGTCATGGGCGTCCCATCCAAATTGGCACCCAGCGCGCAAGCGCCTACCACTTCTGCACTCCAAGCTCCAGCGGCCCAAGGCACAGCATCGGTGCAGCAGCCTGCAGCGGCGCAGCGTGCGCCCGTCTCCGGCAAACCCGCATGGGCACAGTAAGGAGCGCCAGCCATGAATGCCACTCAACCCACACCGAAGGGCTACCACCCGGGCTGCTTCAATGACGCGTCGCAGTACCAACAATGGCGCACCTTTGCCATCAAGACCCGTGCTGGTGACAGCGACTACTGCACCGATTGCACCCGTGCCTACCAGCACCAGATGATCAAGCAGTGCCGCTGCACTCATGCCAAAACCCGCTTCTTTGTTGACTGCGACGGTTATACCGAGGGCCGTCGCCCGGTCACTGAACGTCTTGTCAACTGCAAGAAGAAAGGAAGGCGATGAAATGCTGGGTCTGCTCACGTCAAGCCCGGGGGTACGGTCATACCGACAACCGGCACCGCGCAGGACAGGCCCAGCGGTATCCGCTGGACTGGGTCTTTTGTTCCGAGCGCTGTCAAAAAGCGTTTCACGCTATGTACGGCAACTGGGTCAGGTTGAAGGACGACCTCGTCGACTCCAAGGGGGTGACCATGATCAATCTCTCTGAAGTCGAGCAAAACGCCATGGTCAAGTGCCTGCATGCTTTCGGCGAAGCAGCCGGAGCCATCGGGTTCACCAAACCACTGGGGGACTATTCTGAATCCGAGGCTTTGAAGGTGATCGATTCCATCGTGACCTGCTTTACGCAGGCCATGGTGGAGCACCACGAAAAGTCCAAGTACCCACCGGTTCGTGGTCTGCCTGAAGTGGCTGATCCGATGGCTAATCCATTTGCCGACATGGAAAACGATCTGCCCTGGGAGGATGCCAAATGATGGACTTCAACTCATCATCAAGCGTCAGTGGTCAGATCAGCACGCTGATCGATCTGGGTCTGCAAAAGACCCGATCCAAGGAGAAATCCCGCCAGTATCTGGGCGCATCCCGTCTGGGTGTGTCGTGCGAGCGCGCACTGCAATACGAGTACGCCCAAGCGCCGGTGGACCCGGGGCGGGAGACGCAGGGTCGGATTCTGCGCATTTTTGAGCGTGGCCACGTCAACGAGGACAGCATGGTGGCGTGGCTGCGCTCAGCCGGGTTCGACCTGCGCACGCACAAACCCAATGGCGAGCAGTTTGGGTTCTCAACGGCTGACGGCCGCTTGCAGGGACACATCGATGGTGTCTTTGTTGGTGGGCCTGAAGGGTTTGCCTACCCAGCCCTTTGGGAAAACAAGTGCCTGGGCTCCAAATCCTGGCGCGACTTGGAGAAAAACAAGCTCGCGGTCTCCAAGCCGGTCTACGCCGCCCAAGTCGCCATCTACCAGGCCTACCTGGAGTTGCATGACAACCCGGCCATCTTCACGGCGGTCAACGCTGACACGATGGACATCTACGCCGAGTTGGTGCCGTTCGACGCGGCACTGGCGCAGCGCATGTCCGACCGGGGTGTGAAGGTGATTGCCGCCACCGAAGCTGGTGAGCTGCTGCCTCGCGCCTACCTTGATGCCACCCACTTTGAATGCAAGTTCTGCTCTTGGCAGAGCCGCTGCTGGAGAACAACCCAATGAACACGCAAAAACAAGAATTTCAAATTGATGCCGAGCCCATGATCGATGCCAAGCAGGCCGCGTGCGCGCTGAGACTGCCCCTGTACTGGTTTGGCGACCCCAAGATGCGCGCCAAACACCGCATTCCGCACTACTTGCTGGGCGGCTTGGTTCGTTTTCGCATGAATGAACTGAGCACCTGGGCCGCTA